CGCTTACAACAAAAGCTTGCAGAAAAACAATTAGATGTTAATGCAAAGGAAGCCAGCCATCGCAGCATATTTGTTGCTGGCTGGCGACCATTTATAGGATGGATTGGAGGCCTTGCTTTAGCATTCGAATTTATTTTATCTCCATGTATAGAATGGTATAGTAAGTTTGCGGGTTTAAATTTAACAGCTCCTGAAATTCAAACTGGCCCTCTTCTAGCTATTGTTACTTCAATGCTCGGAGTGGCGGGCATGCGTAGTTTTGAAAAGGCAAAAGGATTAACAAAATGAAAAAAAGAAAATTAAAAGATTTAAGTGGTGACGGTAAAATAACTCGTAAAGATGTTTTAATTGGTAGAGGAGTCATTAAGAAAAAAAAGGGTGGCGAACTAGATATTAAAAAAGCAATTAAGAAACCTGGAGCTTTGCGTAAATCTCTTGGTGTAAAAAAAGGTGAAAAAATCCCTGCAAGCAAATTAAATAAAGCTGCAAAAGCAAAAGGTAAACTTGGCCAACGAGCAAGGTTTGCTAAAACATTATCTGGGTTAAGAAAAAAATAATGGGTAAACTTTGTGCAAAAGGTAAAGCAGCGGCTAAACGTAAATTTAAAGTATATCCAAGTGCATATGCTAACATGTATGCAAGTTCAATTTGTTCTGGTAAAACAGTAGAGGGTGGTAGAAAAAAACCAAAGAAAAAAGCTAACGGGGGAATGATTAATAAAATTTCTCAACAAAGAAAAAAAGTATCTAACTATAATCAAGGTGGAATTGCTAAAGGTTGTGGTGGTATTAAAGAAAATAGAAGGAAAGTGACCACAGTAGCATAATGGCTAAAAAAGGATTAAGAGAGTGGGTCAAAGAAAAATGGGTAGATATAGGAGCTCCTAAAAAAAATGGCAAGTATCAACCATGTGGTAGATCTAAAGGAAGTAAAAGAGCTTATCCTAAATGCGTGCCTATAGCAAAAGCAAGGTCAATGAGTTCATCGCAAAAAAGATCAGCCGTTTCTAGAAAAAGAGCCGCTGGTAATCCTGGTGGTAAACCAACTAATGTAAAAACTATTGTAAAAAAATCTAATGGAGGATATATAACCGTAAATCCAAGAGGTTTTGGTAGAATGTTATCTAATAAAAGACCAACAACAAGAATATTTACATGACATACAACGAATTAGCTGATTCCGTAAAATTATCCGAAGGTTTCAAAGATCACGTATACATAGACACGGAAGGCTTTCGCACAATTGGCTGGGGCCATAAAGTAGTACACGAAGATAAATTTGAAGATGGTAAAACTTACACAAAAGAAGAACTACAAGAAGTATTTGATAAAGATTTAAACACTGCAATAGGTAAAGCTAGAACACTTATGGAAGAACATGGTGTAACTGATTTACCTACAATAGCGCAGCATACCATTACCGAGATGGTATATCAGCTTGGCCCTACAGGCGTGTCCAAGTTCCGTAACATGTGGAAATGCCTGCAGGAAAGCAATTTTATAGGCGCGAGTTACGAGATGCTCGACTCGAAATGGAATAAACAAACTCCAAATCGCTGCAAAAAATTAGCTGACCAAATGAAATCATGCGCTTAGAAAATTTTTTTACACATTATAAAAAACAATTAATTGCTAGACAAAAGCAAGTAGAAGAAGCTATATTAGGTGGCTTGTGTAAAAGTTGGGAAGATTATAGATATCTTACTGGAAAACTTGATGCACTTAAACAAGAAGAACAGGAACTCACGGACCTGCTAAAGAAAACGGAGCTAGAATGAGTAAATTGATTATGCCAAAACATGTGTGGGATGGTAAGAAAAAAGAGAAGCAAAAGAATGAATTAGAAAAAGTTCCAAAACCTTGTGGTTGGAAAATAGTTTTATTTCCTTTAAAATTGGAAAGAAAAACATCAGGAGGATTACATCTTACTGATGAAACAATTGAGCAAGCTCAAGTTTCTACTAATGTTTGTAAAGTTTTAAAAGTAGGTGACTTAGCTTATAAAGACGAAACTAGATATCCAACAGGACCTTGGTGTAAAGAGGGAGATTGGGTTATCATTACCAAATATGCAGGATCGCGTTTAATGATCGATGGTGGTGAATTAAGGATAATTAACGAAGATGAAGTTCAGGCAGTTGTTGATGATCCACGAGATATACTGCCACCTAACTTAATATAACATGGAGGGACCATGCCGACTGTAATAAATACTCAACAGGAAACAGATAAAACTGTACCTATTGATACATCTGGAGATTCAATGGATATTGAAATAAAAGATGAAAACAAAGAAAATGTAGATCAACAAACAATTGAATCTACTGAAGAAGTAAAAAACGATGATGTTCAAGAAAATAAAGATCATGATGAGGAAGAGGAATATTCTGAATCAGTAAAAAAAAGAATTAATAAACTTACTTTTAAAATTAGAGAAGCTGAAAGACAAAAAGAAGAAGCTTTAAAATACGCTAACAGTGTTAAAAAAGAGAGGGATGATCTTAAAGGTAAAGTAGTTAAAGTAGACGAAGGCTATTTAGATGAATACAAAAAAAGAGTTTCTTCAGAAATGGATAAAGCTCAAAGTATTCTTCAATCCGCCATTAACTCTGGTGACGCCAAAGCGCAAGTTGAGGCTCAAAAAGCTATTGCTAGATTAGCAATAGAAGAAGAAAGAGCTGAAGCTTCTTTAAAACAAAGATCTGAAAAAAAAGAAACTAAATCAGATCAAACTTCAAATGAAAATCAAGAAAAACAACCTAAACCACAACCTGATCCCAAAGCCGAAGCATGGGCTGAAAAAAATAAGTGGTTTGGTACAGACGAAGCGATGACTTATACTGCCTTATCTATTCATAAAAGACTTTTACAAGAAGAAGGGTTTGACGGAAAGACAGATGAGTACTATAATGAGCTTGACAAACGAATTAAAAAAGAGTTTCCTCATAAATTTGAGGATAAGAACAAAGGTAGCCGTCCCGTCCAAGCGGTAGCCTCTGCTAATAGATCGACAAAAGCTGGACGTAAAGTTGTGAGACTCACACCCTCCCAGATAGCAATAGCTAAAAGACTTGGTGTGCCACTTGAAGAATACGCAAAACACGTGAAGGAGGCGTAAATGACTGAAACAATTAAAAAAACCTCACGCAAGCAAGAGACTCGTGAACTAACTTCTCGTAAGAAAAGTTGGGTTCCACCGTCAAACTTAGATGCACCTGAACCACCTGAAGGTTTTCACCATCGGTGGGTTAGATATGAATTTAGAGGTAATGCAGACGATAAGAATGTAACCGCTAGACTCAGATCAGGATATGAACCTGTGAGAGCGGATGAATATCCAGACAGATTAGATTTACCTCATTTAACAGAGGGAAAATTTAAAGGCATTATAGCTGTTGGTGGATTAATGTTAATGCGATGCCCACTTGAAATTAAAGAGTCAAGAGATGAATATTTTCATAATTTGACAAATGATCAACAAAAATCTGTTGATAATGATTTAATGAAAGAGGAACATCCATCAATGCCAATTTCTAAAGAGAGACAATCACGTGTCACATTTGGTGGTGACAAAAAATCTTGATGGTCAAGATCTATGTTATCGCTATAGTCTAAAGGAGACATAACATGGCTAATATAGATGCAGCATTTGGTTTACGTCCTTACGAAAAATCAGGCTCAAATTATAATAACCAAGGTGTTAATGCGTATCCTATTAATTTTGAAGGCTCAAGTAGTGGAACAACAAGTTTAATTTGGACTGGAACTCCAGTTATCCCTCTAGCTAGCGGTTTAATAGATGTACCAGGAAACGCTAATGGCGGTACCGTACCTTTGTTAGGTGTTTTCATGGGTTGTAAATACATTGCAACTGATGGAACTCCAACATGGGCACCATACTTCCCTGGTTATGCGGCAATTAAGCCGTCAACAGAAGCGATTGCTTATGTGGCTGACAATCCTCATGCATTATTTGTTATTAATGCAGATGGTGCGTTACCAGATAACGCTCTTTTTGCTAATGCAAACTTTGCAACAGCAATCACTGGTACTAATACCAGTGGTTATTCTCTAGGAGAATTAGCAACAGGAACTATCGCATCAGGATCTGCAACTTTAAATATGAAGATTGTAGGATTTGATGACGAAGCTTCAGTAGCAGAAGGCGCTGTAGATAAAACTGCAGCAGGCCGATTAGCGGTCGTAAAACTTAACGTTCATTTCATGGACTCAACCGCAGGAATATAGGAGATAGGATATGGCTATTAATAGAGCACAGCTTGCCAAAGAACTAGAACCTGGTTTAAACGCCCTGTTCGGTTTAGAATACGCACGCT